CCGCATATAAACATAAGTTATATGACTTAACCATTTCTGGTCGTATAATTTCTTGCAAATAGAAATTATACCATCCATGAAGATAACGTTGAGTCTCCATGAAAGAATCACTTTCCTTATTTTATATGGTCATCAGTACCTACGCCGATGACATCGCTTTTGAACGGTTGTAAATACGACAGTATTACCAAAGTCCTCTGTTTATCTTTATAAAAGAACCTTGAGCGAGACCTCCTTCGGTGTAGTATCCTAAATTATTAATTTGGATAATACCCCCTTCTGGTATGGATTGTAAATAAAAAGTTAAAGACACCCAACCATTAGAATCATAGTCACCACCACTTCCTCCTATATAGAAGGCTGGTGATAGTGAACCAGAATTACTAAGATTGACCCAATTTGGAGGATTCTCAAACATATGATTAGCTAAACCAAGATTAACTTGATTAATAATCACTGTAATGAGACCTGTAAAAGTTTCAGAAAAGAGCAAGGAACTTGTACTAGCTAAACTAACTTTAAGACCACCGGTTTGAGAAATCAAATTGTCGAATGGTGTTACGTTAGAAGTTTGTCCAAATATAAATTGCTTATATCCTAAAACGAGTGGATCTGGTCTTTTAATAATTTGAGGTAATGTAAATTCTACCTCATACTCAACCCAAATCTCTCCACAATATGAGAGATCGGTTGAAACCGCGTCTGTTGCTATTATCAAGTATAGTGGGTCATATAACTTTTTATCAGTTACTTGACCAATTCTTACATAGTAATCTCTGTAATTCATTATACTTTTCTTTGAAATATCAATAGAAAAATTCTTCCAAACAGGAGCTCGAGCTGCGTAAGCATATTCAAGCAATTCTGTTTTTGTGGTTGGTAAATCGTCAGTAATATTAAATTCTGGAGCGATCATTACCATACCTGGTACAAAAGTACTTTGGGAAGTTTCATAGCATATTCTAAGCTTATGAATAATATATTTTTCAAAGTTTGGGGCAACACCCGACAACCATGGGAAAGACTCTGGCAAGCCAGGGTTAAATTCAATTTTAACAGGAGCAAACGGATCCTGAGGGACCACATTTTGCAAAAATTCTCTTTTCTTAACTGTAAAAGAGTTACCTGAAAACTGACCTTTCGCATAATTGTATTGAGTCGGTTTACTAAGACTGGTCTGAGTATCCTTAGTAGTATTATTATCCTTTTTAACAGATCTAGACCTTGATCTAGATCTTGTACGATCTTGTTTCGCTTGATTTTTTGGCGTTCTTGATCTTCCTCTTTGTTCATTCATTTTTTTATAAATCTTCAAGAATCTTATTCTGTTTTTCCCTATCGATATAGTCTATATAACGACTCATACTCAAATTTGGGATAACAGGATGAATAAATTCTTCTGAATGAACAAAGGCCGAACATATTTCATTTTCATCTATATAATTATAATCAAACCTAAGTTTGTGACTATCTTTTGTAGAAAAAAAGTAATCATAATTCTTATAATTATCGCAACAACTGTTGCCAAATAGTTTTAGGGAAATCTTATTTTGTACTCGATTAAACAATTCACTTGTTAACCTACTGGTCGAGGGTCTCTCGCCGGATAAAGAGCCTCTAATGAGATTGTACAAATTAAGGGAAGTGTTTCTTCCTCTATTTTCCTGTAATCTATTTGTTTGCTTTCTATAAATAACACAATTTGAACATTTAATCACATCATATAAAGAATCTTTATATGATTCAGTCTTTGGTAACTTCTCACAAATTTTACAAAACCTACAACTTTTATTGTTGTGGTGGGAATCCTGTAGTAATTTCTTTTGATAGAATCTATTAAAATCCTTATTACTCTTGAGAATCCTAGTATATTGTAAAGGGGGAGCAAGACTGAAATCCTTTTTAGGAATATAATCTTTTTCGAGAGGGGCAAGAAAATTCTTATGAATAGAATGAGGAATCAATCTATTATATTTTTCTTTTCGTACTATTCTGAGATTATACTCAGGGAGTTTTTTCCTTTTTATTAAATGCATGATTCTCTTATTAGTATAAGTCAACTTCAAATCTTCTTGTTTGTTATAAACAAGACCCAAACCACCTAGATGTTTTGGGAGAAACCAGTTAAGTTTCCCATTGAAGGACAGAGAATCGATCTTAGATCTATTGTATTTAATAAATAACTCACCTAGATGGGGATTATTTCTTGTGATTAATTCATGAATGGCATCAATTGGTCTATCAGACGGACAATTGAAAACCAAATTAAGAAAACTATTTAATATCTTGCAGGCTTTTCCATTTTTAAAATGGAATGTGGTTGAATTTATAACAGCCACATCTCTACTAAGATAACTCTTACCAATTGAGAGGATAAAGTCAAAAAATTTTGCTGTATCCATCCATTTCTGGATAATTCTCATGGGAGAGTAAGCTAAAAAGTCATCACCGTTAATTAAACATGGTGGGAATATCTTTCTAGTTTTCTTGATTTTTGGTTCTTTACCTTCATAAAGAGGTGATACGTATTCAACTTCCTTATAACCTCCATTACTTTCATACCATAGGGCATAATTAAGTAAACAGAGTAAGGGAAATGATTTGATATCACCCATTAATTGTTCATTAGTTTGTGTAATAAATTCTGTACCGATTACTTTTGAATTAGAATATTTAGCAATTCTAACTCTTCTGTCAACAAAATACTTCTGTCTGATTTCAGACAATTTGGAGGATTTTACACCCTTCCAAGTGGTAAAAGCATGATAAAAGAGATTTAAATTAATCCAGCGTCTTTTGAGACATCCTGTATTAACATCAATCAATAGGTATTCCCATATCTTCAAAAAAATATTGATCGAGAGCTCATCTTGTTCCGGGACTGAAAAGTCTCCGATAACATTGAATAGAACCTCATCGAGAAGTTTTGAAGTATTGGGTGAAATATAACCTGTTGCGTTTTTATAATCTCCTGAGATGAAAAACATCTCCTCATCATTACCATAAAAGTATTTAGATTGTTGAACCAAATTTTCTATATCAGATTCTTCTACATCTCTCCCAAATAGTAAAACATTACTTTTAACCATAGAGTCTTTTAACAGACACTGTATTGGCTTAAAAGCATAGAATTCTTCAGGAGAACAAGTAGTAATAGTTCTGATCTTTAAAGGTTCAGTTAACAGAGTCGCACCACCATACACTATATCAGGTATAAGTGAGGCACTAAAGTAAGGAGCAGGAACCTGTAAACCCCCAATTTTTGGTAGGGGACAGTTCTGCATTTGTACAGAGGAACCTTCAGATGTTTCTGCCTTTGATGTCGATAAACAGTGAGACGAATACTTAGAATAAGATTCGATACTAAGTCTAGCATTAGGAAAAACAATTGGTACTATGGTCTCTAAAAGAGATCTGGATACCGTAGTTGGTTTTGCTTCTGATGTTAAACTTCTTTTATACTCAGTGTTTGCGTCCTCAATAAAAGAGGATGGGACTACAGGAGAACATCTTCTAGAATATGAGAGATCATGAGCAAAAGCTATGAATTTTCTCCTATTCTGGGGTTCTAAAAATTTTCTATAGAAAAGTCTTTTGATTTTAGATGAAAATGGTAACCATCTCGGATAGTTCGGGAGATGGTCAGGGGGATTTAATGATTTATTTGCCATAGAAGCAAGAGCAGTGTAATAATATTTAATTATTGCAATGTTCTTGGATTCAGGTTGACAAATATTTTTTACTAGGAAACTTAACAAAGTTTTCTCAGAAAATATCATTACTTCATTCAAAGTTTTATACTTTCCCCTTAATAGTTCGGTAAATACGTCAAGATAAGTTAGCCATTGATTAACAATGTTAATACTGTCTAATTTATTTTTGTACTTACTACAAAGATATTCTGAGTAATTGAAATAGGCTTTACACCTATTTTTTATTCCATCAGAATTATCTTTGTCCTTGCTAAAGCAAGGGACCGAGCAAACATAATCGAGATACCTCCTAAGAGGTACTGGACTATGGGCAACGCTACTGAAAGTAGTGC